CTGCTGAGAATTTAGGAATGCAACAAGGTGACAACGGTTACGAAGTTGTAGACAAGCTTGGTAAGTTCTTCCGACTACCTTCCCGTGGTTTAATGGCTACCGACGAGTTTTTCAAACAACTCAACTATCGTCGCACTGCTCGTATTAAAGCCACGATGGACGGAATCAAGCAGGGCATAACAGACCCACAAGATTTGGCGAAGTATGTCACTGACCGTGTACAGTCCGTAATACGAGATGGTGGTCAGCATTACTCACAAGAAACTTTAATACGAGAAGGCACACGCCTAGCCGACGAACAAGGGTTAAAAGGTAAGGACAAAACAAAGTTCATCAACAAACACGTTACAGACAACTGGGACGAAGACGCTAGTGCGTTGGCTGAATACGCTGTTGACGAAGCACGTTACCTTACATTCACAGGTGAGTTACAGAAAGGCACACTGGGCAACACTATTCAGACTGTGGTGCGTAACCACCCACTAGCTTCGTTTATCCTACCGTTTATCCGCACACCGCTTAACATACTAAAGTATGCTTTTGAACGTACACCCGGCGTTGTGCTGATGAAGAACGAACGTCAGAAGTTGTTCAGCGAATTAAAATCAGACGACCCAACAATTAAAGCACAAGCTGTTGGAAGACTTGCAACATCGACAACCGTAACCGGACAGTTGTTAATGCTGGGCATGGGCTGGGGGCCAAACCTAACAGGTGGCGGGCCACGCGACCCAAAACAAAAGGAAGCACTTCAAGCTACAGGATGGCGACCTTACAGCATCAAGATAGGCAACCAATACATTTCTTATCAACGCCTTGACCCCTTCGCCACCATGTTGGGTGTTGTTACTGACATAAGAGATACGGCTTTAAACGACGACGCTGGTTTTAAAAGCAGTGCTGCTGAAGAAATGTTTGCAGCGGCTGTTATTACATTCCAACGCAACGTAACCAACAAGTCGTACCTTGCTGGTCTACAAATGTTTACCGACGCAATGTCAGACACAACAGGGAACAAGATGGAGCGTCTGATACGCAACCTGTCGTCTTCCATGATACCCATGAGTGGGTTTATGTCTCAAATACAATACTGGACTGGCACACAAGAACAACGTGAGTTGCGTTCGATAGTTGACGGACTAATGCACAAAACACCGTACATGCGAGACAAGCTTGACCCTAAACGTAACTTGTTGGGCGAAGCTTACATGATAGAGAACGTACCTTTTATCGGTGCTATCAACCCTATCGCTCACAGTACCGACAAGAACGACCCAGTGTTTAACGAACTGGCAAAACTTGGCCACGCTTTTCGACAACCTCCTTCCACATATAACGGTATTATCGACTTGTTGGAGTTTACAACCGACAGCGGGCAGACCGCCCACGACAGAAGGTTGGAACTACTACAGACAACCAAAGTAGGTGGGCGCACGTTGCGTCAAGCACTGGAACGTCTTATCAAATCAAGAAAGTATCAACGCCTGTCTGACCAGTCAGAACCGGGTCTACCTTCTCCCCGTATCAGCGAGATTAACAAAATATTGAGAAAGTACCGCACAAAAGCGTTAGACCGCACGATTACAGAGTTTCCAGAACTACAAAATTACTATCGTCGGGTAACCCGCGCGAAGAAGCAGTTTAATCAAGGTGCAGACTACACAGACATTTTGACACTGCTTCAGTGACCATCAACCAACACCCTATTGAAAAGACATTATCATGGCTAACACATACGTAGACTACACAGCAACAAGCAGTCAGACGGACTTTGCTTTTACCTTTCCGTACCTCAAGGACACCCACGTCATCGTGAGTATTGACGGGACTGAATACGATGTGAACAGCACGGGTGCAGGTTCTTTCACGATAGTCACGTCACCCTCCAAGCTGGTACGTCTTGACGCAGGAGCGACCGCTGGTGCGAACGTCCGTGTTAAGCGTAACAGTCTGGGTCTGGCCCAAGATGAATCAGCACTTGTTGACTACAACGACGGCAGTGTGTTGACCGAGAAAGACCTAGACGATGCGTATCTGCACAACTTCTACCTGTCGCAAGAAGCTGTGGAAGGTGCGTCAGGTGGGCTGGCGTTGGATAGTTCCGTGACTAACTGGGACGCCAACAACAAGAAGATTATCAACGTAGGCGACCCGACCAACACCAAGGACGCCGCTAACAAGACCTACGTTGACACGCAGATAAGCAACACGGTCACAGGTTCGACCACAGCAGCCCAGAAGTGGACGTTCACGGGTGACAACACCGAAACCGAATTTACGTTTAGTCCGGCTATCTCGCTCGACGCTGACACAGCCTACACGGTAGCCATCGACGGTGTGCTTCAAGAACCGACCACTGCGTACACAATCGACGCCGACACCGACAAGATAACCTTTACCAGCGCACCTCCCACGTCTGCCAACATCGTGGTGATTAGCCGGGGCTACACGGTTCCTGTGACAAGCGGGACAGGCACGGTCACCAGCGTCACAGCAGGAAACGGGTTGAGCGGTGGAACCATTACCAGCACGGGTACAGTCAGTATCCCGACAAGTGGTGGCGACCTAAACATCAACAGCGGCAAGGTAGGTATCGCGGGAGATGCTTCTGCGTCCTATTCTGCCAAAATCACAGGCGACCTGTTAATTAGTGACAATTACACCACAGGCGTCAACGCCCACCTAACCCTTGAAAACACCCACGCAACGGACGGAAAGGCTATTATTAAAGCTTCAGCCGCTGGTGATGCGGTTCTTCAACTTAAAGACACAGCCACCACAGGCACGGACGACGCCATCTACAACGTAGCTTCCGCTAGTGGTAAGTTCGTAATCAGCGGTATTAACGATGCTGAAACCGTTACAACGACCCTGATGCAACTAGACCCCGGCGGGGGTGTTAAGTTCGACCAACTACCCACGTCTGACCCAAGTGTCGCAGGGGAGTTGTGGAACGATGGTGGTGTTGTTTCTGTTAGCGGGAGTAGTGGCTTTAGTGGAGGTGTATCCAAATACGACAGTGGCTGGGTCACAACCGACGGTTCAACCACAGTCGCAAATGGAGCAACCCTCACCTTCACGCACGGTTTAAGCACAACCGCATTAAACGCTCAAATTTGGATTTCAGGTTCTTCTGATGGCTCCAATCCGTACCTTATGGATATTCAGGAAACATTCAGCGACACGGGCATGGTAGGTGCAGGCATTACCAACATCACGTCCACACAGATAACCATCCAGTTTGCAGATTCTGGGTACGTCTACATGAACAGTAGCGGTCAGAACGCGACATCAACAACCAACGGGCATGATGCAGCTTCAAACGGTTACGTTCCGTTTACTTCTAAATATGTACGTGTTGTAGCAATCGGATAACCCCAACCCAATGACTAATGGCTATTACCCAAACCCACTCCCGAATGGTCAGCGACGTGGACGCTGGCAGCACCTACCTAACAGGAACAATCGGCACAGCAGCCAACAACATTGTTCAACTGGACAGCACTGCGAAACTACCAGCAGTAGACGGTAGCCAACTGACGGGCATTAGCACTTCTGTGCCAGTAATTGTTCTACGTGACGAGAAGAGCGCAGGTACTGGCGGTGGTGCTTCCACAACAGGTTCTTGGGTAACTCGCGTACTTAACACCGAGGCGACTGACACAGGTAACCACTGCACATTGTCGTCTAATCAGTTTACGTTATCGGCTGGTACGTATGAGGTTATTGCGTCTGCTCCCTTCTACAAAACAAACAACACAGCTATGCGTTTGTACAACGTCACTGATTCTTCAACTGTTTTAAGAAGCACCTCACATTACATGGACAACAGTTATGGTGTTAGTTCGATTTGTCACATTATTGGTTATTTTACAGTGGCTGCGTCTAAAGCTTTAGAGATTCAATATCAATGCGGTAACGCAGCTTCGGCTGGATTAGGACAACCGCTCAACTTGGGTGATACGGAAGTGTACACCCAAGTAATGCTTCGAAAGGTAGGATAATAACCGACATGGAACCCATGGCTGAACAAGTATCTCATTTCCTCGACAGCGTCCTTGCGGTAATCCTTGGTGTGTTTGGGTGGCTGGGCAAGAAGTTTGCCGACCGTCTGGACAAGGACGAAGAACGTCTGACCAAGATAGAGGTGGAACTGGCAGCACAACACGAACGTGACATATCCGTTGAAAAACGCATGGCTGGTCTGGAAGCAAAGCTGGAAGCCATGAACGACAAGCTTGACCGACTACTGGAGTTAATAATGAAAAACCAAACACGATGAGCGACAGCACCCGAAAACAGCTACACGACCTACAGGTATACGTAGCCAACACCTACAAGACAGCCATCGACCAGATGCACGAAACCGGAGAGTTTAACGCAGCGGTGCTTAACGGTGCGCGACAACTCCTCAAAGACAACGATGTGGTGACTGTCAGTGACACGGGCACACCGTTGGGTAACCTTGCAGCCGTGTTGCCGTTTGACGACGACGAGAAGACCAAGGAAGCAATCAGGCAGGGGTAGACCCTTCTGAAGACCGCAAACGCCTTCTAGGCCCATTAGAACGTCTTCTGGCACAATGGACACCGACCAGACCCTCGACCAACTGCGGGATTTCCGTAACTTCCTGTTTGTGGTGTGGAAACACCTGAACCTGCCCAACCCAACAGACCTTCAGTACGATATTGCCGAGTTCATGCAGCACGGCCCCAAGCGGTCGGTCGTCATGGCTTTTCGAGGGGTCGGTAAGAGTTGGATATGTTCGGCGTATGTTGTGCATCAGCTGCTCCTTGACCCAACAAAGAACTTTCTGGTGGTGTCGGCTTCCAAGAGCAGGTCTGACGACTTCTCCACCTTTACCCTGCGTATCATTAACGAGATACCGTGCCTGCAACATCTTAAACCACGGGACGGTCAGCGGTTCAGCAAGGTCGCCTTTGACGTTGCTCCCGCTCCTCCCGCCCATGCACCCTCTGTTAAAAGCCTTGGTATCACCTCACAACTGACAGGTAGTCGGGCTGATGTCATTGTGGCTGATGACGTGGAAGTCCCCAACAACTCCCAGACACAGGGCATGAGGGACAAGCTTGATGAACAGGTCAAAGAGTTTGAAGCCATCATCAAACCACTGGATACCAGCAGGATTATCTTTCTGGGTACACCACAGTGTGAAGATTCCATCTACTCCAAACTACAGGAACGGGGGTACAACACACGGGTGTGGCCCAGCGAATACACAACACCTGACAAGGCCCAACACCTTTATGGGGACAATCTAGCCCCCTTTATTCAAAAGGACTGCCACGACGAGAACGTCGGCAGGTCAACAGAACCTTTGAGATTCAGTGAACTCGACCTGGAGGAAAGACGGCTGTCGTATGGACGGTCTGGCTATGCCCTTCAGTTTATGCTCAACCCACGTCTGTCGGATGTTGACCGATACCCGTTGAAAATCAACGACCTTGTGGTCATGGACATCGACAACGAGGTTGCCCCAGAGAAGATCGTCTGGGCTGCCAACCCCGAAAACGCCTACGACAACAGTCTTCCCAATGTTGGCTTTAACGGTGACCGCTTCTTCCGTCCGTTTCAAACCGTTGGTGACCACATCCCCTTTACAGGGTCTGTCATGTCCATCGACCCTTCGGGCCGTGGACGGGATGAAACAGCTTATGCCGTGGTCAAGATGCTCAACGGTCAACTCTTTGTGCCAGAAGCAGGAGGGATGCGTGGTGGATACAGTGAGAACACCCTGAAGGAACTGGCAAAGATGGCCAAGGCACACAACGTCAACACCATCGTCATTGAATCCAACATGGGGGACGGGATGTTCACCGAACTGCTGAAACCCATTCTTCGGACAATACATCCCTGTAGCCTTGAAGAAGTCCGTCACAGCCAACAGAAGGAAAGACGGATCATAGACACCTTGGAACCCGTCCTTAACCAACACAGACTTATTGTTGACCCAAAGGTCATTAAGGACGACTACCAGTCTGCCCAGTCCTACCCACTGGAACAACAGTCCAGATACATGATGTTGTACCAACTGTCACGGATTACCAACGACAGGGGTTCCCTTCTTCAGGACGATAGACTGGACGCTCTGGCTATCGCCATCGCTTACTGGACAACACAGATGGCACAGGATGCCGACCAACAGATAACAGACCGAAAGGAAGAACTACTCCAACAAGAATTGGAGAAGTTCATGGATTCAGCTTTGGGGACTAAAACCCGCTCCAATACTTGGATGACGGTTTAGTCGTAAATTTTAGGGTTGACAGACTTTTTTCCAACCCCCTTAATAATCCCCCATCAGGGGTTTTTAAAAGCGTTTTGAAAGCGTTGTGGAACAGACAAGCTCAACGACGCTGGTTAAAAACACAGTGAAGTCGGTTCCTTCTGTCAGGGTGGTCGTCGTGGTCGTCGTCATGGTAGTCGGTCTGGTGGATGTCCCCGTTTAAAAAGGTAAGTTAAGGACAAGGGTGTTGTCGTCGGTGTCTCTGTGGAACAGGGTTGACGACGGCGACGATTAACATACGTTTTAAAAAGTATACATGACCTACGACGAACAGACCGATGCCCTGATGTTTGAGATGTTGGGACTGGTCACACGATACCTTAACGAGTTTGACCTGAATGAAGCTACCATTGTAGGCGTTCTGGAAAATGTTAAAAGGGATGTGATGGAAGCATGGGTGGACTTTACGCCTGACTTTGACATTGATGATGACGACGACGACCTTCAGGAGGACTTTGGTGACCTGTTCGATGCGTAAGAAGGTGTAAAG